TTGGTCACTCAGACTTAATAACGGGATTGGTGTTAATGTTACAACAAAACCATTATTCTCAGTTAGAAATGGGTATGTAAAAAGTATTAAATTAGGGAAATATTATATAGTAAAATTATGAGTAATAATAAAGAAATGGTGCATCACCCGGACCATTATGGTGGACAAGATAACCCATATGAGGTTGTAAAAGTGTGTGAGGCTTGGGGTCTTGATAAAGACGCTTACATCTTCAATGTTGTTAAGTATGTTGCAAGGGCGGGTAAGAAAGGTACTGACAAAGAACTTCAGGATATGAAGAAAGCGTTGTGGTATTTGAATCGTAAGATTGAAAGATTAGAAAATGGAAATCAATAAAGAATATCTTGAATTGGTAACAGGACTTGAAATTGACGATTTCAAAGTGGAGGAATTAATAGACGACGAAGACATTATAAATGTTAAAGTTAAACCTAAAGTATTACCCAAATATATTAACATTTCAATAAAAATAGATAAGACAGATGTATAAAATGATAGTTGATATTGATGAATACGCGGAAGGTGCGATTTTATTGGATGGTTTAGAGAGTGCAATTATTGGTATTGTTGAAGATTTTGGTTCTCCGGGAAGAAAGATATTATATTCAAAACGAGAGATATTAAACATTTTACAAGAAAGAGACTTAATGACGATGGGTGAGGCGGAAGAGTTTTACGATTACAATATACTAGGGTTGTATGCTGGTGAACAAAATGCGGTGTTCTTAGACCAAGGTTTAGAACCAATTAAAAATGAAGAAAACGAGTGGGAATACCACGTAAAATAATAAAATGATAGAAACAGGAAAGATAATTAATGGTGATTGTATTGAGGTAATGAAAACTTTCCCGGAAGGGTCGATTGATTTATTAGTGACATCACCACCATATAACGTAAATATATCTTATGATGTTCATAAGGATGATTTACCTATGGATGAGTATTACGAGTGGTCAAAAGATTGGTTAAGAGAGGCGTTCCGAGTGTTGAAAGACGATGGTAGAATTGCGGTTAATGTTCCAAATGAATTAAACGTTCAAGAAAGAGGTGGGAGAATATTGTTTGTTGCTGAATTTTGGATGATGATGAAGGAAGTTGGGTTTAAGTTCAGTGGGTTAGTCGACCTTACGGAAGATAGTCCACATAGAGTTAGACAAACGGCTTGGGGTTCTTGGATGAGTGCTTCAGCTCCTTATGTTTACAATCCTAAAGAGTGTATCATTTTAGCTTATAAGAAAAGTAGTAAGAAACTAACTAAAGGTCAATCACAATGGTTAGGAACCCCAACTGAGGTTACTACTGAAGATGGTAAGGTTAAAAACAAAATGATTTATCAGGACGAAGATAAGAAAGAGTTTATGAACTTAGTGTTTGGTCGGTGGGAATATTTTGCAGATACTAGGTCATTAACTAAAGCCACCTTCTCAATGGATATTCCATCAAAGGCAATTAAGATATTATCATATAAGAACGACATTGTTCTTGACCCTTTTATGGGAAGTGGAACTTCAGCGTTTGCTGCTGAGTTATTGGATAGACGATGGATTGGTATTGAGGTGTCTCCGGATTACACAGAAATTGCAAGGAAAAGAGTCCAAGCGTTAATAGATGAACGGAAACAAACAAAATTAGAATTAAAAGAAGAGGTGTTATAACCTCTTTTTGTTTTCTGTATATTTATAACTAAAACAATTACTATGACAAAAAGATTTATAATTTCAGAAGAAGAAAAAAGAGATATCCGTTCAAAATATGGGTTAGTTAATGAGCAAATTCAATTAAGTGGTCAAGAAGTATTTGAATTACAAACAGCACTTAATGATTACTTTAAGATGAAAAAAGTGATGTCTAACGGTAAAATATTCCAAATACCGGTAGATTCTCAATGGGGTTCAAAAACTGTTAACGCTCTTAAAAAATTCCAAACTATGGAAAAAATTGATTCTGATGGAATTCCGGGTAGTGATACTTACGATGCGTTACATAAATTAGGGCTAAACCAAGATATTATTGATAAAGCAATCAATTGGATAAGTAATTTATTTTAATTAATGAAAAAACTTATAAAAGAAAGTGGATTAAGAGATATAAACGCTCTTGCTAAACGATATCCAAAAGCTGAAATATATTTTCATCAAGATTTGGATGGTGTCACAACTGCGATTGCTATGAAAGAATATCTTAAAAATAATGGTATTGATGTAATCGATGCTCATATCATCCAATATGGTGATAAAGAGTTTGCTGTAAAGAAGAATGATGCCAAAGGGGACGTGATGCCTGTCTTAGTTGATTTTGCTCACGGAAAACCAATGTTTGTGATTCATACAGACCACCACGATAGACAAGCGGGTGCTGAAGATACCAAATCAACCTCATTTAGAAGTTCTCGTTCAAATGTTGAGACAATCTCTCAAATAGTTTCTCCAAAAGAATTATTCCCATCTTCAGATATATTACTGATATCTACTGTTGATTCTGCAAACTATGCGTCTAACAACATTTCAGTTGATGAAGTAATTTCTTATTTGTTTCGATTAGATAAAGATAAGTCATTAGAGAAAAATAAAATGTTAATGGGTTTAGTGGTTAATAAACTATTATTAGCCTTTAAAAACAAACCTGAGTTTTTAGAAACTTTGGTTATGGAATGTTCACCATCTTTATTGAATATTCTTAATACAATAAAAAGAATAATGGTTGAGAAAGGTTACGCTAAACCGGAACAACTTGAAGTGAATAAAGATGAGTATGTTAAATCAATGCAAACTAATCCGAATGTTAAAGTATTAGGGAATGTCATAGTTCAATATGGAGGTGGTTCAATGTTTAAACCAGGTTCATACGATAGATATACACCATTCAAAAATAATCCGGAGGCTGACTTTATTGTTATTGCTTGGCCATTGGGATTAGTTCAAGCATCTTGTAATCCATTTAAAAGTGAGCGTCAATTAAAAGGTGTTAATTTAGGTGAGATTGCTCAAGAAGTGTTATCTAAATGGGAGGACCAATTAAAACAAAGAGAGATACCGTTGTCAACTATTAAATGGGTTTCGGAATCTTCAAAAGATTTTAATCAAGAATCGACAGGGTTTACATTTAAAGATTTTGTTGCTTTATATGGTAAAGAATATAAGACAATGGAAGATGGTAGAGAAAAATTATATCACATTGGTGAAATGATGGAAATGCCTTTTTCTGAATTACCTGAAGAACATAGAAAAATGTTAGATGATATTAAAGTTAATGCTTGGGATTTTATTCAAGCAAATAGTGGAGGACACAAATGTATTACAAATATATCAGGGTTAAACTTTATGGGTAGAAGTACTCGACCACCAAAAGGTAGTTATAGATATAATGAGGCGGAGGAGTCACCATCTGTTAAGTTTACCAAAATGATTCAGAATGAGTTTGTGAAAGTATTACAGGAGAAGATAAATCAATCGTAGTGAACGATTGTATCACCGGATTTAATACCTAACTTTTTACAAGTTCCACCTTGGACTTCAAGTATCATATCACCTTCACCACAATAATTTTCACAATCCTTTGTTTTACAGGGAGGACAGTTGTGGTGAATTTTTGTTATAATATCATCTTCAATGAAGATTATATCAAGATTAGTTATACAATTTTTCATCCAAAAGCAGTGTTGACCTTCGGACATAATAAATAACATACCATTAAAGGTATCGTCAAATTTTTTGTTCATCATCCCTTCACTAGTATCTTTGGATGACATAACAGTTTTGACTTTAAATTTATTTTTGTTTATAATTAATTCCATATACTTATAAATACACAAAAAAATATAAAATGAAAGAAGTAAAACGATATTCCGGTGTTATTGTCAAATGTGGTGATGAAGTATTACTATGTAAAAGAAATGCTACAGGTAGTTTACCAGGACAATGGAGTATACCGGGAGGTAATTTAGAAAAAGATGAACATCCAATGGATGGTATTCAAAGAGAATTTGAAGAAGAAACAAGTTATACATTAGATAATGATTTAAAATTAGTTGGGTTTGTTAAGAGATACAATCGTGATGGTTCCGAGATGAAAGGGTTGATGTATGTGTTTTTAATGGAGACGGATGAGAGAATTAATCCTGATTTAGAAAATGCCATCGATGGTGATGAACACACTCATTGTGGGTATTTTGACCTTGAAAATCTACCATTTGATGATAAAGGTGACCAATTATATAGATTAATTACGAGAATTTTAAAAAAAGATTGACTTTTTTAATTTTATGATATATTTATAGTTTCACAAGCCAACAACCCCTTTCTTATGGTTGGACTTTATTTAAAACCTCAACAGAGTAAATTTTGTTGAGGTTTTTTTTTGTATATAATAAAAATAATATTATCTTTGTCGGGAATTTAATTATTAAGATATGGGAGAAAAATTTGAAGCATTTGCAATCGCAATATTATCGTTGATAGTATTAGGAATTTTTATGGCTTGGCCGGTCCAACTATTATGGAACGGATGTTTAATTCAAGCGGTAGATGGGTTAAATCCAATTACCTTTTGGCAAGCGTTAGGGATTAATATTTTATGTGGTATATTATTTAAAAATTCGTCAAGTTCTAAAGATTAATTTTGTATATTAAAAAAATAGTATTATCTTTGTACTCACAAAACATATAGATATGACTACATCAAATTACACAATCAGAATTGAGAACGAGAAGTTCGGGAAACTATTAAGTGAAACATTCGTGGATGCAATCCAATTCAAGTTATTCTTGAAGATGATTCAGGGTTGTCTTGAACTGAAAAATGATTTGACTTTCTTCAACGGGAGTGACTTCTTAATTCACGTTCCATTCAAGTATTTGGTTGATTCAGTTATTGTTACATCAACATTTGATATGACATTGGCAGACCATATGAGAAGTAAAGTAGAGGCGTTAGTAACTAAATAATTAGAAAAATATGGATAATTTAGGATTATTATTTTTAGCGGTTGTGATATGTTATTTTTTTTACAAATTTTGGAAAAAAATTATCGCACTGATTGTTCTTGGGACTCTGTTTGGGGTTATGATTGTGGTGTCAAGTGTTAATGATTTTATTACGGATGTAAAAAAAATAGGTTCTAAACAAGAAACATCTCAAACCGATATGGTTTATGAAGATACTATAACACAACAATATGTTCACACAAATATTGAGGTGGATTCGACTAAGTTTGATTATGAAATAGATGATTCAAAAAAAGAATAAAGATATGAGCACAAATTATTTTCGTATACCGAAAGCCGGTGAGGTTAGAATCAAATACCTTGACTTGGTTGAGAAGATAAATGATTTGGACATATGGAGTCCGGAAAACATTTATAATGAATTTAAAACCACTGAAAAGGGTTATGAGAAATGGTCTGCTTGGGATGAGTTCCTTGATGGTATGAAAATTCATATTGGTAAAAGAAGTTCAGGGTGGAAATTCCTATGGAACTTTCAAGAGGGTAAATTCTATACGAATAAGGAAGAACTATTTAATTTCATCCGTTCAGGTAGAATTGTTGATGAGTATGGTGAATTACAAGACACCGAAGAGTTCATTAAGATGGTTTTGGAATGGGGACAACCGGATGGTTATGTGTTGGATGAAAATTATATTGCTGAACAACGTAAGCAACCTAATTACCGACCAAGTTTTATTAATATGTCAAATTATTATGACAAAGAGATTGATGGTCTTCGAGTATCATCATCTGTAGAGTTTTCCTAGTTCTCTTTAAAGATAGGATGGTGGAGTCGCCGACATCTCAGTCGGCCCTAAAATTAACCCTCACATAAAGTGGGGGTTTTTTGTTTAGTTAGATATTTATAAATAAAAGAATTATGGGTAACGTTATACTAACAGAAAAACAACTTGAAAAGTTGATTAATAAAATGAAGACCGTTAATGAGAATCATAGTGAAGGTTCTTATATGGCTAAACAACAATTATTTACAATTGCAACATTGGCTCATGCTATGTGGGAAAAAATGGAAGATGGTGAACAACTTGAAGATTGGATGGAATCAAAAATTGCTCAGGCTGAACAAAGTATTGTAGGAGTTGTTAAAACTTTTATGTATGATGAGTTTAAAGACGAATCTCAATCTAATCATGGTATGGGTAAATTAGATTATGATGAAATAATAATTGGTAAATAATAAAATAACTTTTACATTTTACAAACCTTTGTTTATTATTAGACAAAGGTTTTTTTTATGAGTAGAATTATTGTAACAGGTGGACTCGGATTTATCGGGTCTGAATTTGTAAATTATGTGATGAAAAACACTAACCATGAGGTTGTTGTTTTAGATAAAATGACTTACGCGGCTAATATTGATAATATTAAAAACGAATTTAGTTTAATAAAAAAAGATATCTGTGATGTTACAGAAGAAGATTTAGGTGAATATGATTACATCGTAAATTTTGCTGCGGAAACACACGTTGACAACTCAATTTCTAATGGAAGACCATTTGTGGAAACAAACGTAATGGGGACGTTTAATTTATTAGAAGTTGCCAGAAAAAATAAGAACTTAAAAAAGTTTTTACAAATTTCGACAGATGAGGTTTATGGTGATATGGATGATAATGATATTCACCACAGAATATCAACTGAAGAGTTCCCAATGAAAGCTAGTTCGTATTATTCGGCGACTAAAGTGTCTTCAGATATGTTAGTTATATCGGCAAATAGAACTTATGGTTTACCATATTTAATTACTCGAACATGTAATAACTTTGGTGAACATCAGAATAATGAAAAGTTTATACCAAAAATTATATCTTCAATTAAAAATGGTGTGGAAGTTCCGGTTTATGGGGACGGTTCTCAAGTTAGAGAATGGATTCATTCTTTAGATAATGTTAAACAAATATATAAATTATTAATGTCAGATGTTGTAAATGAAGTTTATAATATTGGTTCGGGTGAACGTTATAAAAATATTGAAATTATCAATATGATTGGTGAGATTCTCGGAACTGAAGTTAAATATAGATTTGTTAAGGACAGATTAGGCCACGATAAAAGATATTCATTAAGTTCAGATAAATATAGAAAAACATTTGGTGATTACGAATGTATTAAATTGCATAAATGGTTAGAAGAAATAATTCTTAAATAATATGAGTGGAGGTTTATATATTAGGAAACAAGTGTTCCCGGATAATAGAGGTGTGTTTGCACC